GATGAATATTTATTAGGGAGCAGTCTGGTAGACACCCTTCGATTTAGACTTGCGACTCGAAACGCAAAACTGCTCCTGACCTTTACCCCGATCTACGGTTACACAGAATTCATTCGGGAATACCTCCACCAGGCAGAAACCCTGGAGGAGAAACCCGCAGAGTTGCTCGACGGGGAAATGGTGCCTTTCATCCAGAAGAGCAAGAACCGGGACGCACACGTTATCTATTTTCACTCCATCGAAAACCCGTTTGGGGGTTATGCGCGGATCTCAAAAGACCTAAAGAACAGTTCTCGAGATGAGATCCTGACCCGGGCCTATGGCATCCCGGTGCGGTCCTCGACCACGGTGTTCCCGTTGTTTTCGCGGGAGGTCAACGTCGTCCCCCCGGAGCAGATCCCCCAGGACAATGTTACCCGATACCAACTTTTGGACCCCGGAGGCTCGAAATCATGGTTTTGCGTGTGGGTGTCAGTGAGTGCTGACGGGACGTGGTGGGTGACGAGGGAATATCCAGACGATGAATCGTGGACAACCTTCAAGGACGGCAAGTGGAGACCCGGTCCCGGTGCCCGAGGGCGCGGGCTAGGGATTCGCGAATTCGTGAAACTCTTCTACCAGTTGGAGGGAGGGGTCATCACCGAGCATGAAGACGGCAGGATCACGACCGACACGACCGAAAAAGGCGAAAAGATCTACGAACGCATTATCGACCCCAGAATGTCGCAGATCCAGACACCTAGTGCCGGCGGGGGGGTAGAATCAATTCAGAGCAACCTGGATGACCTCGACTTCATCACGCACTCCAGTCTGATCGTCAGAGGTGCCCAGGGCACAGAGATCGAACAGGGACTCCAGGCCCTAAACAACCTGATGAGTTACGACCGATCCCTCCCGGTCGATAGCGTTAATCGCCCGCAGTTCTACGTGAGTGAACGCTGCGAAAACCTGATCCACTCTTTGGGCGAATACAACCCAGAGGCAGGACTCAAATCCCCCCTAAAGGACCCCATCGACTGCATTAGGTACGGAGCCACCAGTAACATTTGTTATATCGACGAAAACGAACTCCTGCGCCAGCAGCACCAGCAAAATCCCGTGGTTAGTTACGGGGCACCCTCAAGACAATGAGCGAACAAGAATCCGAACACGATATGCCCCAGAAGGAGGCGTGCGAACTGATGAATATTTCTGGCACGACCATGAAAAAGCTCAGGGACCGGCATTTGGCTTCTGACGACTGGTATTACGCGGACAGTGCCGGGAGAACGAAGCAGATTCTCATACGTCCGACAGGGGTTGCTAAACTGAAGGTGCATTACGCTGCGGCAGAGGTGTTGCCTTTAATGGTTCCACGATTCTGTCGGGCCAAAGTTATCAAGTTTGCGCAGAACCCCAAAATCGTCATGGCACGCATCGAGTTACCGACCGGAGAGTGGGTCAAGGGTGCGGTGTTCGTGACCGAAAAGATCAAACGTCACCTGGCAGTCAACAAGCCAATGAAAGTCCAGGTCATTGAAGATGAGCACGGAAACAGAAGCTATCGTCACGAAAAACTTTGTCCTTGAGCACACGGACAGGTTCCTCTCGTGGGATTACTGTTACGCACACGTCAGGAAAGTGGTCTTGGGGACGACTGAAACCTCTAGCTTCGAGGACATTGGGTTGCGTTCCGGGAGATCTTCCCGGTGGGCATACAAGGTGTTCCGCAACGCACGCAAACGAATAACGGGAAGGGATGATGCGCCAGATGACGACGAATAGTGACGCTCCCAAAAACAGTTCGCATAGCAGGCACAACCATTAAGATCGTTGAGAAGGATCTCAGTGATTTTGACGACGAGTGCTACGGGTACTACGTCCACGACAAGCAGACAATTGTTATAGGCAAGGGTCTCAGTGCAAAGGTCAGAGAAGAAACTCTCTGCCATGAGATGATCCATGCTGCTCTGGACTGTTCAGGTATCAGTTTCTCCAAGGGTTTTGAGCAGTTGGAAGAACCCTTAGTGCGCACGGTTCATACCTTGTTTCTGCCTGCCTGGGAGCGTGTCCAAAAACGTCTTTCTAAATCTTAACTTTCAAATGACAAATGCCCCCAAAACCAAAATTTACAGTAAAACGCAGGAACAAGGTTCCGGTCATCGAGTTCACTGACCCCGTTCCCATCAATGGCACCGTTCGCCTGCTTCTCCAGTTCGATGAGCACTGGGATAACCCGCACTCCAACCAGGATCTCATTGCAAAACATATGCAGGAGGCAGTCGATGAGGGTGCGCCCATCATCAAAGGAGGGGACCAGTTGTGTTTGATGCAAGGACGGTACGATCCTCGCAGGGCAAGGCACGATATCCGCCCAGAACATGACGCACCAAACTACATCGATGCGATTGTCGAAGGCTATGCGGACTTTAGCGAGTTTGCTGCGCCGAACATTGCTTTCATGGGGCGCGGAAATCACGAACTTTCGATCCTGCGGCACCTCGAGACAGATGTCATCGAACGTGTAGGTGAACGTCTCCGTGCCGCAGGGTCATCCGTGGTCACTGGCGGAATCGGGGGATGGATTGTTGTGAAACTCAGAATCACAAAGACGACGAACATATCGGTCCCGATCTACTACCAGCACGGGTACGGGGGAGGTGGACCCGTTACGAAAGGCGTGATCCAAACCAACAGGCGTGCAGCATACTTGCCCGACGCTCAGGTGATCATCACCGGACACATCCACGAAGAATGGGCAGTCACCATGTGCCGGGAACGTCTGAACAACCGGGGGCGCACCTATCAGGACGAGCAGGTTCACATTTGTTCCGCAACGTACAAGGACGAATACGATCCACCGAACTCCAGTTGGCACAGTCAGATGGGTCGTCCCCCGAAACCAATCGGCGGGACTTGGTTGGAACTGACTCTGCACAAGGAATTTGACGGCATCCTCCGGACTAATCAAGCGAAGGACAACTCACGCCTCCCTCTGTGGAAGGTTGTGGTGAATGCGAGACGGGCAAAGTAGGGACGGGACAAGGTAAGGTATTTACGTGAGCAATGACGCACAGGTTTACGAGTCGGGGAGTCCAGACGTAGCAGCACTATCCAAAAGCTACCGGGAGACCGTTGCGGAACTCGAGGAATTTATCGAGGGGTGCAGGTCTTCTTACGATGACCGCAGAAACTCCTGGCCCGGGAAGCAGAGAGACCTCCGAAAAAAGGGCGCGGACGTGGTGCCTTGGGAGAATTCTTCTGACTCAGAATCAATGGTCTGTGCGGAACGAATCAATGCCTACGTTAGTCTCTGTATGTTTTCTCTGGCGCGGGCGCACATCCGTGCCTACCCGGTCGAGATCGGTGATGCTGCGCGAGCCCGGGTCGTCAGTTCTTTCCTCAAGTGGATGCGGGATTCCTACATCCCCCGGTTCAGTGAGGAAATGGAACTCGCAGCGAACAACCTTTTCGAGAAAGGCATCGCAGTCACCTACGTCGGTTACGAGCAGAGGGAAGTGAGCAGGTTGCAGGCTATGAACATCGATCAAATTGCTGCGATGAACGTGGACTTTGCGGAACTCCTCATGGACGAGAACAACGACGACATGGTCATCGAGTTCCTCCAGAGTGCTTTCCCCAAACTGACCAAACGAAAAGCACGCAAGGCACTGCGCCAGTTACGCAAGACCGGAGAAGCGGAACTGCCGATCTCCGTGCGGGCTATTGATCGCCCCATCGTGCAGACCCTGTCGGTCGATACGGACGTCTTCTTTCCACCTAGTTGCGTAGACGTGCAACGCTCAAATATCGTTCATCGCAGGGTGCTGATGACTCCCCAGGAAATCATTTCCAAGGTCAACACCGAGGGATGGTCTCAGGAGTTTGCGGACGAAGTCATCAAGAAAGCGCAGGGCGAGAACACCCGGGAATACGACAGTGCGAGCTACTCGCAACCCAGTTCTGCCCCGGTTGAGCACGACAACGACCTCATCGAGATCATCTACACCTATCAACGGTTGATCTCTTCAGAGAATGCCGAGGGCATCTACTGCACGGTCTGGAGCGCACGGCATCACCCGAGCAACCTTTTCGCGAAATACGAACTCCTGAACGGGGTGGATGATCTGCCCTTCCAGGTTTGCCGTCTCCACAACGATTCCAAGAGGCTTTACGATACGCACAGCATGGTAGACCTCCTGCGGGGGGTCCAGTGGCAGGTGAAGGCAGAAAGAGACTCTAGGATAGATCGAAGCAGCATTGCGACCCTGCCGCCCTCCCGGGGTCCGGTGGGACGACCTAAACCGGAATTCCGCCCTGGTGGGCACGTTACCGAACGCAGGCCCGGTGAGTATAGCTTCATGGAACCTCCCCCGGGAGATACCGGAAGCATCGAGGTTGAAGCAACCCTGCTGCGACAGGCAGACCGGATGGTGGGACTGAGCAACCCGACAGAGGACCCCGACGCTCAAACGAAAAGGGCATTCTACCTGAACAAGTTCCTGATGCACGTCCGCGACGTTCTGCGGGAAGCATACCGTGCCTACCTGCGCTACGGACCCGAGGAAATGCTCTTCCGGGTGTCTGGGGTTCCTGAACCGCAACAATTCGACAAGGGAGACCCCAACGCAGACCTGGACGTTGCCATTCACTTCGATGCACAGATGGCGCAGGACCCGGAGGCAGTCGAGTCGAAGCTAGGGCAAATGCTCCAACTGGTGCAGTACGATCGCACCGGGAAAATCGACGTTGAGAGTTTGATCGAGTTTGCTGCCGGCGCCATTGACCCGGTTCTGGCAGATTCCATTATCCAACCGCAGGAGGCAGGCGCCGCGAAAATGGCCCGGGACGTCGCAGAGGACTTGAGTCTCATCTACGCAGGGGTCGAGGTCGGTGCACGCCCCACAGGCGCCCAGGTGGCATTGCAGATCGCGGAGGGTTACGCCCAGGTGCCAGACGTCGCGCAACGACTGCAGGAGGACGAAGCGTTCTCTGAGCGCCTCACAAAGTATTTTGAGCAGTATCAGTTTCAGATGCAGCAAAACCAAAACGCCGAAATTGGGAAACTGGGAACTGAGCCCGCCGAATTCCAAGGAATACAGCAGGCATGACCATTCCCTCCGAAAACGATCCGTCCTTTGAGGAGACCGTCGATTACCTCAAGAAAACCCTCTACGCCCGCCCTCTGGTCAAAGAACTCACCGAAAGGCGAGAAGCAGCATTTGCTTCCATGAGTGGCGCGGAGAAAGACGCTGAATTGTGGAAGCTAGTGGGACGCATCGAGGCACTTGACGACCTCGCCGCACTGCTGCGTCCCGAGTAGGTGGGACAGGGGGAGTTATATTGGGGTCACGCAAACGTCCAGGCGAAGAGAGGATGGAGATAACAGAGAACGAAGCGGGGACCGTGGAGACCGCACCAGAAGATTCCACGCTACATACGGAAGCGTCCGACGATGCGATCAGCAATGATCAACTCGCCGAAATGTTTTCGGACCCGGTCGAGGGGGAGCAGGAAGCAATTCCCGCAGAACCTTCGACAGAACAGACTGCGGACCTTGATCAACTGAATGAGGCGCAACTCGAGCAACTTGCCGAGCAGATGAACAGTCGTGGTGCCGAACGCATCGCACAACTCATCCGCGAGAGAAAGGACCTCGAGAGCAAAATCGAACAGTTGAGCACCAAGGAGAATCCTCTAGAGGAGACTCCAACACCTGAGTCCAACCCATTTTCAGAGATCTCGACGACCGAGGAACTGCGTGAAAAATACACGGAGGTCAACGGACTCATCGAGCACTTTGAAGAGGTTCTGGAAGACTACGACGACGAACACCGTGACACGGTTGTTTATCAAGAAGACGGACAGGACTACACAAAGACCCAGGTGCGAAAAATGGTGAGGGCGGCACGTCGCGCAAAAGACAGAGAACTCCCGGCGAGATACGAGCAACTTCAGCAGAAGGAGCAAGTAATCGCCACCCGTGCGCAATACGAGACAGTTGCGGGAGAACAATTCGCCTGGATGCGGGATGCAGACAATGAGACCAACAGAAGATACCAGCAGGTTCTTAATAACCCTGCTCTTTCTGAGTTGAGAAACTCGATGCCTGAAATCCCTTTGGTCCTGGCTCATGCGGCAGACTCCATAGCAAGATCCGAGGCTCAAAAGCAGAAAGGTGAATCGGCAACAACTGCCCAGGCACCGAGGCAACAACCAAAACAACCGTTGCGCCTGAGACCTCCTGCTTCCCCAAACGGTAGCAACGCTGCGCCTGCCAAGCAGAGCAGCAAGCCCGCTGCGGAGTTAAAGGCCCTTCAGAGTCAGTTTGAGAAAACGGGTGATCACAGAGTTCTCAGCGAAATATTCAAACTCCAAGTTTAACAACCGAAACCGAAAGGAACTAACCATATGGCTTTTACAGCAAGTTATGATTCACCGGCGGCACCGTCCACCGGGGGTGCGGTCGGTAATTTTGAAGATCTCCATGATCTCATTACCATCCTGGCACCAGAAGAAACGCCGTTTTCTAGCCTTGCCGCTAAGAAGACTGCGAAAGCAACCAACCACGAATGGACAATTGACCAGTTGGCAGATGCCGAAAGCACGGGCGTTTTGGAATCGTCCGATGTGGCAACATTCGACGACAAGTTTGTCGATCAACTGAGGATCGGTAATACGGTCCAAGGTTTCCGCAGAAGCTACGGAACTTCCGTAGTGCAGGACGCAGTTTCATCCGTGCAGGCCAATTACGCCAATGCATCTGTTAAGGCGATTCGTGAAATTAAGCGTGACCAGGAGAAAGCACTTCTCTCGACCCAGGACAAGCAGACTGCAAGCGGCAGTGCAAAGTCCCTGATGAGAGGATTCTCCAAGTACGTTTCCACTTCAGCGGGTAGCGACATTCCCTCTTTGTATGCCCCTGCCGCAGCGCAGACGCTTACTGTTGGGGGCACGTTTACCGAGGTGCTTCTGAATGCCATGCTGGGGTCCATGTATAACACGTCTGGATCGCTCAGCAACGTGACCATGATTGCCGACACCAATGTGCGCACCGACGTCTCTGACTTCATGCGGACTGGCGGCAGCAGTGATCCTCGCCGTTACAACGTGCCGGGAACTGGTCGGGAGGTAACTCTCGCAGTTGACGTTTACAATTCCGATTTCGGGATCGTGAACATCGTGAACTCCAACCCTGACTGTAGCCCAGACACTACCAACCGAGACACTGCCCAGGTGGTGAACTTCGATTACGTTGGTCTGGCTACCCTCATCCCCCTTTCCGCTTCTGAGCTGGAAGACGGTGGAGCAGGTCGTCGGGGTTACTGCCAACTGTGGAGCACACTAGAGATGCTTCACCCGCAGGCGCATGGAGCAATCAGTCTTGCTTAACCTCTAAAAACGAAAGGAGACATTGATATGAGCAAATTCATTGCAACTTCCAATACCCAGAACAAGGCAGACGGGTTTACCCACAAGTTCATCGTTACGTTTGACGACTTCTCTGTGGCAAATGCCGGGACCATAGCAGATTCCACTGCTGTTGAACTGACCCATGCCGTTAATATCGGCGAAGTCGTTACTAACGTCGGTTACCGACTGATCACCCCGTTCGATGATTCGGGCGGCGGATCGGACCTGACCGTACACATTGGGGACGATGCTGATCCTAACGGATACATGGTCTTGACGCAGATCCACCTCGATGGCACCGATCCGACAACCGGGTGGGGCAATGGAGCATACGTTGCTGCTGGGGGCACCTGGTACAACGCAGCGGATACCATTGACTACATCTTCACGCCAGATGCTGGAGGTTCCGCGTATACGGTCAACGAACTCACCCAAGGAGAGATCCACTTCTACGTCCGGATTCTTGATCTGAACGCGAGAAGTTAAAAATTGGTTCGTCCAACCAAGTCCCCGGTCGAGTCCAGTAAAACTGCTCGACCGGGGGCACCCTTTTATGGAGTTGATTGAAGAAACAACCCGTGCCCTGGAACGCGAACTCCGCACCGGGGCAAGGTTGCTGGAAGCACGGGAGCGTGTGATCAATCAACAGGCATCTGCCCAGGCGCAGACTTTTAAGCAAGACGTGCGCTTCAAGAAGCAACAGTCGATGCAACACATGGCGTCAATCCCGCACGATGAGTTCTTTGCGTTCGCTTCGCACCCGAAATA